TAGTTCCTTCATGGTCTTTCCGAAGATGGTCTTGTAGATAAGCTTGGTGTAATTGGGATACATGAATTTCTTATGAGGACTGTCAGTCACTTTCATTTTTATGGTATCGGTCAGAATATGACGTACAATAATTCCCTTGTCCCTTTCAATCTGCCACTGTTGCCGTTCTGTATAGATTCTCTTGAGTTCTTTTTCCATAGCATTGAAAGCTTTGATATAGTCCAGTTTCCATCTTAAAGCTTTCTCGCCTGTAAATCCCATAGCAAGCAATGAAAATCCATCTCTGTCCATTTCATACATAGGATATTCTTTTCCACGGTTTTTGTATGTAGTCAGGGTGAAAAAACTGGCTGCCGAATTTTCGGCCGTGAGATTTCTAATAGCGTCCAATACATGCCTGTGTTCTTTCTCAAAATGTTCTGCCACTTTAAGGCTTGTGGTAATCAATCTTTCTTCATATCTTTTCCCGGTAATTTCTACTAACATAAACTACATCCTTTCTATGTGTTTATTTTTCGTACAATAAAAGCCCTGGGAAACATCCCAAGGCTGAACATTCCATATTCACTTGTTTGATCCGGTTTAAAACTCACCCGGCCCCTGTACCCCGCTGGCGTCAGTTACATACAAGGCACATTCCAATGGGTGGCCTGCCGCCGGCTCAAAATAATACCACTTCCTATCGATCTGATGCCAGTCTGTCAATGCGTAGCCATCCTGGTTAAAATAATACTTGTGATGGTTAATCACCTGCCAGCAGGACTTATAATAGGTGTGGGGCGTGTCTGCGTACCACCATCCGTTACTGTCATGGTGCCAGCCTAATACGTATTCTGATTGGCTGACAATCGACCAGTCCGGCAGCCCGTAGCCAAGAATTTTCCCATAAGACCGGCTGTAAGCCTTCCGGCACACCCCACCGCCGTTTTCAATCACACCGGATGCACCGGACGTATTACCCTCAATGGTCTTGATCCGCGTTGCCGTCACCTCTGTAACGATCCCTGTATGATAGGCTCTCTGGCCGTTGGTAAAGAAGATCACTGCCCCAGACTCCGGCACCGCGGCCCACCGGCCTTCCTTTTTAAACTGGTTGACACCTGTGGGGCAATAATGGTACAGGCTGCCGCCTAGAAGTTTCTTAGCCGCCTCCAGACCAAATGCCTGCACAAATACCTCTGATACGAACATGGCACACCAGGGCTGGGCCTGCAGGTTCTGACCGGTGTGCGTCTTATAGTCCCTGGCAAAGCAAGTGAAATTGCCGCTGCCGGCATTGGCCGTAAAATCATCCAGCTGGGCGTTGCTTTTCTTTTCCAGATAGCCATCCCAATGGGCGGCCTGATCAATGAGTTTCTTTACTGCGTTTTCCATATGTCTTTGCCTCCAAATAAAAAAGCCCGGTACAAAACCGGACAAAAATCATTTTCAGGTATCTTGCTTTTAAAATCTGCATATGCTATAATGCCAGTAGGCAAAGAGATACAACAGTGCAGCTGTTATGTATGCACCAACAAAAACCCCAGAGCGGCAACTCTGGGGTTTTCTTTTCCGTTAGAGGTGGAACAAACCCAGGCTAGTTGTCATCGTCCCCACTATCTAGCCATTTGATGATGTAGTGGCAGGCTACACCACCCAAAATAGTGGTCAAAAGAGATACAACAAATTCTGTCATGCATACACCCCTTTTCCGTTGCCGGATTGGGTATGACAACATAGGCATTATAGCACAGCGGCAGTTATGCCGCAATCAAAATATAGGCCCCAGGAATCCCCTGAGGCCTGTCTGCGTTGCGACGTCGCACAGCTCTACTTACTCTCTGTGCCTACCGCTCTCTCATCTTCCTTTCCGGTTGCAGGGCCGGTGGTAACATAGGCAGTGTCCTGTGCTCCCTTGGGTCTTGCGTTCTGCGCTGCGTCGTTTCTTCTCTGCTCTTCTGTTCTCTTGTCTGCTCTCTTACCTGTTACGTTTGCCATAATCTTTTTCCTCCATAATTATATGATGTAATATTAGTTACTCCAGCTCTAACCCTGGCCGGATCGGGAGACAGGCGGATCACCTCCTCTCAGGCCTTGGCGTCCAGCTCCGGCAGTCCTGCGATAGACGTTGCCACCGACAGGATACCAGACAGGACAGTAGCGCTGGCTACCATCTGCCAATTCACTTCGCCCATGGCTGCCGCTGTGCCAATGGTAGCAATAAAGGTCTGCGCCATGGTCTTGACGGCTCTTCTGGCCGCCGCGTGGATCCACTGACGGGTATCCACATCAGCACGAAATACACAATTCTTAAGCATAATCTTTCACCTCCCCTCAAAGAATACTTTGCGATAATATGAAAATAAGCCCGGTTGCCAGTGATCCGGCAAACGCGCTTACTATCGCTGTGATTGCTGTTTTTTTAATGTCTTTGTAAGTGTTCCCCGGCTCCTTCTCCAAGGCATCCAGACGCTTACTCTGGTTATCCAGGCGTTTACCCTGATCTCTCTGTTCCTGCAGCATCTGCTCCATGTCTTTTGCAAGACCATGGATGGATATTACAAGTTCCTGAATTACCTTTGTCATGCCCTCTAACAACTCAATGCGCCTGTTTTGGCGCTGATCCTCATCACGGATGCGGGCAAGCTCTGATTTCAATAATTCATCCATCATCTGGCTCCTTAATTTTTATTTTCTAACATTTTCAATATCTCTTTCCTTTCCTCTGATGTCAGATTCTTATATCCCTCTAAAATCTTTCCGGGATCCTCCCCCGCTTCTTTTCTCATGATCATAGCGCGTACAATTATGTTTTTCTGGGTATTTCCAATCATTCAGATACACCTCCTATCAGATCCGCCAAAGCAATCGTAAGTTCTGCATTTTCATTGCTTAGCTGAGAGATCTGTTCAGAATCAGTTGGAATATATTCAGCCGGCTCTTCCACATCGCCATCAACGGTATAAAAAATCCCCTTATGACATCTATCCCCTGTCTGAACAAGCCATTTGTATTCTTCCGCAAATGCATCATCGCCATATGCAGCCCTCGCAGCTCTGTTCGCCTCTTCATAGTCATTAAACATGGCAATATTCTGTACAGTCCCATCCTCGCTGTTATCAACCAAGATAAACGCTTTTGCAAATTCTCGTTTCATTTGGGTCCTCCTTTAATAAAAGTTTGCTATTACAATACCAGAGCCTCCGATACCTGGGCTGCCACAATCAGGACGATATACCCTTTCTGGCGGACGATTCTGACCGTTTCCGCCACCACCCGTATTAGCTCCGCCATTCAGAGAGGTATAACTTCCGCCACCTCCTGGTCCTCCTGAAGTTCCGTTGTAGAAATACCACTCTCGACTTCCATCATTCGTGTAAGAGCCGCCTCCGCTTCCACATCCGCCTCCTCCCGAGTACAATGTCCCTCCGGAATTTCCAAATGCTCTAGTGGTACGTCCCTGCCCTGTTCCTCCTGTGTTCAAACGGCTATTACCACCATTTCCGCCATCGGAACCACCGTTTCCGCCATCGTAATGAGAACCACTATGGCTCCACGTTGACATTGCTCCTCCTCCTGAACCGCCATTTCCACCTGTTCCGAAACCGGTGGTGCCCTGAGCGACCGGAGTTTGACCACCAGCAGCGGAACATAAAGCCCCAAACGAAGAGGCACCCGATGGTCCTCCAATAGTAACCAAATGTGTAGATCCGGGTGTCACAGATACATTTATGACGGTAGTTGTATATCCGCCTCCTCCACCAGAACCGCCCTCATAAGGATTGGTAGAGCTGGTATCTCTTTTTACATTTCCGCCGTTTCCGCCACCGCCTACACAGAATATGTCGGCTCTTGTGTACCCATCAGGAATCGTGAAATTCTGTGTATATGTGAATGTTCTGGATATTCCTCCGCCAGTGGTAACTTCCGCATTTATTGGATTTCCTAAAAGTTCTCCGAAACTTGTCGTAACGTAAGGAGTACACGATAAGAAATACCTTGCATTCAGATTCGGCAAATCAAGGAATGCCTGCGAAACAGCTCCGGCAGAATGGTTATTTCCTGCTCCTTTATAAATCTGAACTCCTCCAGTTGTACCCGGATACCCCCCTGTGTCATATCGAATGATGACTCCGCTATATGGTCTGCCAGCCGCCTGATTCGGATTTGTCCAGTTAGCTATGATCCTTCTTCCAGAATAGGCGGCTACACTAAAAGACAGTAGACTATTAACAATTAATGTGCCAGTCTGTTTACTTTTAGCGTCGTTGTTATAGAATGTTTCCCCATTCAACACATGGGCTGCCTGGGCGTTTCCTGTCAGTTCCAGTGCACCCTGAATTGGTTCATCATCTGATCCTTTCAATATACCTGTGTAACCTTTCAACAATTCTGCGGCTGTTCCAGTGCAGTCATCGCTCCCAGCTCCGCCTCCGCCCGAACCTGTCATCAGTATATTTCCCATATGTTCATCCCCTCCTTATAATTTAAGGCCAACTACAATATCTATAGCTGGCTTTTTGTAGATTTTGAATGTCACTGTTCCATCTCCGGTCCGGCCTGTTCCAGAAGCTACAATACCAAATGCCTTGTTATATGCCTTCTGGGTATCTGCCGCCGCTCCGTCTGCTAGAGCAGAGACTAACGAAGGATTATCTCCTTCAATAATTCCTTCCACTGATACCGTCTGAACATACGGAGCCGCATCTCCTGTCCATCCAGCAGCCGTCAAAGTAACCTGATAGAATCCATCCACCCGTCTCTTTAAATATGCCTCATTATTCACCAGATGTTCGATAACATCACCCATATCATTCCCATCTGCAACTGTATTTCTATCCCATTTAGGGATTTCATCGGTCCAGACCGGAGGATTTCCAATTACACAATTCGCCATCTTTTATGCCACCTCCTAAAAAACTTCATCCATATCAAAAATGAATACCATATCATCATCTTTGCCTTTCGGTAAAAATGTCTTATATGCCACCAAATCCCCCTCCTCGTCAAAAAGCCCCTGCTCGGAAATATTTTGATTTACCAGTTCGCTCTTTCCCAAGCTTGCTGTATAACGGCAGGTCGTTTCCTTGCTGTCTGTATATGTATGCTTATCAATATTCTTCTTGAGCAGTTCGCTCTTTAATTCCGTTTCCATCCCTGAGGGTGTAATAATTTCCCCCTGTTCATTGACTCCACCGCTCCCAAATCCCATTTGTGTTATTTTAGGAAGCTTTATATCTCCAGCGTGTGCCTTACAAAGTTTCTTTCGTCCAATTTCCGTAATCACTCCTTGCGGCATTTCCTACCTCCTTATAAATCAAAATCATAAATCTTCGCGTCCAGCATCTTCCCGCCATCCAGGGCATATGCGCCATCCAGATACCATAAATCATTCTCGATTCTCAGATAACTGTTTGATCCTATCTGCATCTTTATTTCTCCCAAAGCCGTCAGGCTGGCTGGATAAAACTCTGTTTCTTTTGTCTGATATCCGCTCAAATAGTAAGTGCCATCAAGCTGCCAAGCGCCATCAAGCCATATATATTTCTTATTGTTCCTTGCATAAAATTCCGAAACCAATCCCAAACGACTTTCCGCCTTGATATATTCTCTTACCACCGTTTGCAGAATCAGAAAAAAATCTTCCAGCCAGGATCTCACATTTTTATATATGTTTAACTGCCGTTTAACCTCTGTCGCATACCCCAGGGGAACCACCACATCCTCATCCACTTTGGCATAGGCTCTGAAATGGTATGGTTCTCCCCCATACTCCATCCATTCCTCAATGTACCCTCCTCCCAGAACCGTTGCAAGGAACTCATTTAAAACAGATGGCGTCCCGGCCCGCATATGCCAAACCAGACTCTGCATGATCAGCCGTTCTTTCATCTTACGTGGCATGGACTGCTCATAATACTGGGTATTCATTTCTATTGCCATCAGATCCAGCGCTTCCTCCGGTACCTGACTGATCTGGGCGTACAGATGGATTCCCGCAGAAAAGCGACCCAGGCGCCTCATCGCCTCTCCTACTGCAAAGCTGACCGCACGTGATTCCGGCGTAAGCAGGTTAGATGGCAAAATATCTTTTATCTCTCCATGCAAAAAATCAACCATCCCGTAAGCCTCCATAAGTAATCACCGGAGCAGAAACTATACCGATCTGTGAATCAGAAACCTCCGTGTACAGTGGCTTTTTAACCTCCACAGACTGGACGCCTGCCTGCATAATCTCGCAGATCAGTTGAGCCGGAGTGATATCCCGCCCAATTTTTTTCTGCCAGGATATAAAATTATTACAAGCAGCTTGCACTGCATTTTGAATTGTAGCTATCATGTCCTTATCTGCCGATCGGATATAGTACGTAAATTCAATCTCGTACTCCACTGCCTCCGGGGCTTTGATTACTACATGATCCGTTAACGGCCGCCGCCCTCCGTCCTTTATATATGCTGTCAGCTGTTCTATAAAGGTCTTTGATGGAAGTTCCCCATCCACAGTGATATAGATATCTACCTCTCCTGGCGACTCTGTGATCACCCGACATTCCCCAATAGAGGAACTGTACGTCTTGACCCAATATTCATAAGCAGATTCCGGGCCGGCCGTAGAATAGCTGGAAGGTGCAAGATAAATACGCTCCGCCAGTTCATCGTCCGTCTCCCTGTCCGCACCTCCGCTAGTGATATCTATATTGGAGACGCTGGCATTAAACGGCAGCGGATCCACCAGCATTGTGATATCACCCTTGGCATATCCATTTCCTACGGTTCCCACAGTCTGACATACAGCCGGAAGATCTGCTGTCAACTCCCCCGCTGGTATTTCTCCCGTTTCCATGATCTCAAAATACAACTCCTGGCCTTTAACGCGGGTTCCTTTAGGTATAACCGCCTTCCGGCTTTGCTCTGCAGACAGCAAAAACCTCATAGTGGTCTTAGCAGGTGCAGCTTCATTGCGAACCACACCTTTAAGCGCCGCAAGATTATCAAGAAATTCTCCTGTGCTGTATTTTAGCAGCCCCATCTTACCAGCCTTATCCTCATACTGATATCCTTGGTAAATCGCCACAGCGCAGGCATAAAGAATCAAACGGTATGGATCCGCCGCGGCCAGCGTGACCGCATTTCCCGTCAGTTCCTTATATTGTTTTTCATAATCCTTAATCAGCTGTTCCTTTAATTCCTCAAAGCTGACTGCTTCAATAAAAGTCACATCTGGATAATTTTTCAGCCTCTCGATTCCTTCCATCAGCGTCCCTCTCTTCCAGTAAAATAAATGTGCGGGATCAGCAGCCCCTGAGCATTTTCAAACTCAATGTCTTTCACTTCCACCCTCGGTTCATATTTCTCCACTTTTCGATATGCCTCTAACGCAAACAGACTTTCCGCCACCTCCGGCAGTTCATCCAGGCACTCCCACGAAATGCCAAAATCCCGATCTGCCGGCTGACTTCCTGCACGTGTAGAAAAAAGCGTCGTCAGCGTGCGAAGCAATTCCTGTTCATTCTCCGTTCCTTCGACACTGATTTTATATTCTTGGTTCACGTCTCCCACCTCACACATACTCCTGTAAATTCAGGCTGGCCGTTGCCTTATATATCTCCCCGCCCCTCAGAATCACATCATAGGCTGCCGAACATTTCGTAATAACCCACTTATTCTTTCCTATCAGACGCCTTCCCAGCACCAGATCATATGCCTCACTTCCCTCTGCCATCCGTTCCAACGTCTGCAGCATCATTCTGGGTTTCACTCCCAAAGAAGCGTCCAGTGTAATTTCAAATGATATCGTCTGAAGGTTCGGCCCACTGTACTCCGTCAAAGGTTTCAAACCAATCCTGTCCATTGTCTCCCACGATGCGCTGATTTCCTGTTTCATATTACGTATCGTCAATACTCGGCTGTCCGATACCCGAAACAGGACATTTCCCAATACTCCAATCACTCCACGCCCTCCAATCGTCTGACACGTTTTTCGAGTTCAAGCAACTCCGACAGGCTCATGCTTTCGTTCGCATTTTCCAGACGGATCTCCGGCCCATGAACAATCACTGTGCCTTCCCTGTACTCCACATATGCCCCTTCCCCCAAATCTTTCCGATACAATGTTTCCTTCGGCAAGGCGTCCTCCTGGCTCCAAAAACTTCCCAGTACCACTCCGCTGCTGGTATCATTTGACAGATGCAAAACCACTACCTGATCCCCTATTTTCGGCGGCGCATACTCCCCCCGCCCCGCAAACAGCTGCATGGGAGCAGTTGTCTGATCCCGATCCTGATAATAGATTCGGATTCCTCCATCCTCTTCTATAGATGATACCACGCCTACTCTTGCAATATCCTGCACTGCTTTCACCTCCCGCTATGATGGTATGTTAAGCGACATTCCCGGCCAGATCCAATAGCCACGGTTTGAACTGGTCTTTCCATGTTTCTTAGCCTCTGCCTCGATTTTGTCTTTATTGGCATTATACAGATCTTTGCATCGCGACGGCGTTCCATAAAACTTCCGGGATAAATCCCACAGATTGTCTCCCTTCTGTACTATGTATGTGCCTCCCGTTCCCGTTCCAGACGGTGCCGCGGCCCCCTCTGCACCCCCGTCCGGTATTCTGCTAAGTGATGCCTGCATATTATAGAACGCCCGGCCGATCTGGTGCGTAACCTTTTCAATAAAGTATTTCCCGTCCATCTGTCCAAAGCCCTGTAGTTGCACCGTTAATGTAGCCATCAGAGAAAATTTAGGCGGCAATGTCAACTGCATCGTGCTTTCTTTGCGGTTCGCATTTCGAATAGCTGCCTCCCCGATCAAACGTGCATCCGCTTCACTGTCCGCTTTCTGGTTCGTTTTATAAAGCCGTCCCTCTGTTCCTATCATAACATCCACCGTTTTCTTCGTTTTTGGATTCCTGTAGCTCACCCGCGCCCCTGTATAAGTCCCCTGCATAGAACTTCGGTAAGACCATTTAGAACACATATCCGGCGTTATTGTAATCACAGGCGTCCGAGCCGAATACACACTGTAATCCCAGATTACCAGGCGGTTATAAAAAACCTTAAGGCCCAGACCATACTTTTCACAGATCGATCTTAAAAAATCACTATCTGCCTTTTTATCCTGCTCTGTCTTTGCCACTGAAATATCCTTCGCCTCATAAACCAATTCAAGCCCATACTTTCCGGCTATCTCAGCTGCTATCAGCTGCACCGTGGCAGCCTCCCAGGTTTTTGTATTTTCCGTCCCTTTAAATCCTGTATCGACTGGGGCGGACACTCCATTGATGCTCCCTCTTGCAGGAGGCGAGGAAAAACCAAAATCATCCACTATGAAAGAGCCGCACTGTATCGTCATTTTTTCCCCTTCATAATTCCAGTCCTCTAAGGTAAGGGACGGGATCAGCACATCCCCATTTTTAGGGATCCATGCATTTCTCCATTTCAGATCCCGATCCAACAGATCCAGCGATATCATGTCAGATTCATCTACCGAATCTGTATAGGTGATCTGTTCCAGATATGGGGCCAATTCGCTGTATGCCTCTGTCCCATTGTAAACCAGACTCACCGATTTTCTGCGTGTTTTGCTCACATCTGTACCCCCTTACGCCACAATGGCAAATCATCCTGTACTGATACAGGAAGTGCAGGCGTGCTGACTGCGACCCCTGCCGGGAACACAAAGTAGTCCAGCAGCGGAAAATTATTTGCCATCAAATAGTCCAGGTATTTTTCATTTCCATAAACTTTTTTTGCAATTATATCCCAGGTATCCCCCTGGATCGTCTGATAGACTTCATTCATACGGAATCAGCACCTTTCTAAGAATTGCGAAAGCATTTTAAACATCAAAAAAAGCCCAGCTTTTTACTGGACTATTTTTCTCATCTAACCCTTTATGTCTATGTAGCAAAATATTTTACGTATAAACACGTGTTTCCCTTGACACACGTGTTTATACGTGTTATAATAATTATATACGAGAGGAGGAAATATGAATACCCAAGAGTTGATCAAAAAATTAAAAAAGAACCAATGCTACATTCTACGGCATGGAAGTCGCCATGATGTATGGTATAGTGAGATAACAGGCAAACAATTCACAATACCACGTCACAAAGCAGAGGTTCCCACAGGAACAGTAAATAACATACTGAAGGATGCGGGGCTTAAATAGCCCCAGCCTTTCTGTCATATTTTTTATAGAATAACAAGGAGGAATCAACTATGTCCAAATATGCTTATCCAGCAGTTTTTACTCCCGAAGAAAACGGTGCCTATTCCATTATTTTCCCAGACTTAGAGGGTTGCTATACCTGCGGAGACAGTCTGGAAGATGGAATCGAAATGGCCGAGGATGCCTTGGCCCTCACTCTTTATGGGTATGAAAAAGATGGGCGAGAAATCCCCAAAGCATCTGATCCTGCATCTCTCAAAGTATCTGAAAATGAATTTGTGAATTTTATTGCCTGCGATACTATGGCATACCGGAAAATGTATAATAATAAAGCGGTTAAAAAAACTCTTACCATTCCAGAATGGCTAAACGAAGCCGCAACTTCCATGGGGCTTAACTTTTCCCAGGTGCTTCAAGAAGCCCTCCTCTCTAAAATTCAAATGCGCTGATCATCTTCCTTTTAGACCGCCTTTCCCTGGCGGTCTTTCCCTCTCTAAAACGCCTGCCGGTACTGCTCTCTCCTAAACCGTTCCATGTATTCCACAAACTGCTCATAGGATACGTTGAGTCCTTCCATCACCTGATCTTTTACATTCTCCCCAGCCTGCACATGGATTACAGGAGAAAATACAGGAGCCGCAGAAACAGCCTGTGTCTGGGACTGTGATGCTGCTCCCGCTGCATTTAACTCCCCAGCCATGCGTCCATAGTTATTCTGATTGTAAGCTCCGAGCAATTCCCCCGCCTGACGCCACAATCCCAGCGATCGTTTGGATCCGTCAATCGGGATTGCCATCTCAGGGCTTTTTTCCGCAAACCATGAAAGCGTAGGGCTTTCTATAAGCCCTCCAGAGGCATAATGCTCAATGGGTTCTGGATTGTTTCCATATGCTCCAGACCGATATCGGGTTATGGTATCCAACGTAATGGGTACACTTACAGATACCCCTTCCTCAAAAGTCGCCTTGATTGTATTTAATACATCCTGAGCAGCTGCCCTGACATCTCCATTTTTTTCCTCAATCGCTTTCATCACAACATCCGGCACCATCCCTGTCTGTTGTTGTATTGTGGCCGTAAGCAGTGCATAATCCTCATTGTTTGCGATTGCATCCCCAATCAATTTCCAGATGCTTTGCTCATCCCCAGTAACAGCTTTCATAGAAGCCATATCATATAACGATTCTTCGATTACAGCAGCAGGCGAAAGCCCAGAGGCTTCCATCTGCTGCTGTAACTGTTCAAAATCCTCCTGGGTGGGGAGCATCCCCTCCATCAGCAACTTAACGGCATCCCGTGAATCCCTGCTCATCCCGTTTGCATTGGCAGCCTCCGTTATCATCCTGTCAAATGACATCTTAAGCCATTCAGGGTTCTGATTATCCTCCAGAGTCTGCGGAAGTTCTTCCTGTATATTTTGGTTGACCGCATCCAAAGCCGGCCCGATTTCATCCCCGTAAAGCGACATTATGGAATCCCGCATGATCTGATAACCATTCTGAATGATATCTGCCTTCTGTTCATAGTACCCCTGTAGTGCCTCATTTGACTTTGTATCAAACTCTTCCTGAGAAATCCCCCCTTCCATACCTTTTTCTCCTGCTATACGCTGCGCGTTCAAACTGGTCAGTATTTTCTGATAAGACGCATCAACGCCACTGTTGGCCTGATCCGTATATTCCTGGATGGACTGCTGCAAGTTCTGGAAGGTATCTGCATCCAGCAGATCTGCACCGGCATATTGGTTTTTTATCATCTGCATTTTCGCAGTATTCTCTGCCTCAGTTATCAGGGAGGTAATTTCTGATATCTCTTTCAAATAGCCATCCACTATCTGTTGCTTTGGCAGATCAAAACCGTTTTCCGTGATATCTGTCAGCACTTCATTTAAGCTATCCTGCAAAGGGATCAGGCGCTGATAAAGAGACTGGTAAAACGTATCGCTGTCCTCCAGTATCCCAGAGCCATACGGATCATCTTCTCCAAATACGATATCGACCGCCATCTTAAGTTCATATCCGCTGTTTGTAATATATTCCTGGGCGTCCTTCACAAAGCTTTCAACACTGCTTACATAAGACTGAGTATCATTGGTATCAAGCTCAATCCCCATTGAAAACTTCCATTCAGTTTTCTTGATCTCCTTTAAACTCTGGTTTAGAGACTCCTTAAATTCCTGCACTTTATCGGAAGTTTCTTCAAAGACATCTATCTCATTAAACAGACTGCTGCCGCCACTGACCACATGGCGCGCCACCTCATCCAATTCTTCCATAGATAACTTGATATCTCCAAAGTGCTCCGCAAGGTTCGCCTTTGCAGCTTCTTTGTAGGCTGACTGGATAGCCGTTCCAATTCCCACGATCCCACCGATAGCAAGTCCAGCCACTGCAACCGGCCACGCACTTATCATTCCCGAAAGTTTTCCTAAGAGTGCGACTCCATTCTTATAGGTCTGTACGCCTTTAAATGTACCAAGCGCCGCCGTAATCCCCATTAAGGTTCCCTTGATTACGTTCGGATGATCCAGACTCCATTCTCCAAAGGCCATAACAGGGCTCAGCCCTGCTGCGATATCCTCTCCAAACGCCTTTACCTCCCGACGAATTGTCGGTATGTTTTCCTTCAGGTATACCGTCAGATCTTCAATTCCTTCGGTAGCACCCTGGGTCAGTTCCCGCAGTTCCTCCGAAAATCCTCCATACGCCTCAATTCCCAGCCCCTCAGCAGCACTCGAAAGAATCGTCAGGTCTCCCTTCAGGTTATCTAAGCGAACCTTTGACATTTCCTGGGCAGCTCCGGTACTGTGGTCGATTGCCTCTGCCAGTTTGTTAAAATCCTCCTGAGATGCATTAACAATCGCCAGAAGAGCCGACATCCCTTCCTTTCCGGCAATACCGGCGGCATATTCTGCTTTCTGGGCTTCTGATAATTTAGAAAACCCCTCCCTTGCATCTCCCAACAGTTCACGCAATGAAAGTATCTTTCCATTACTGTCTGTCAGGGACAGTGAAAGTGCATCCATGTACCCCTGCATCTGGTTCGTTGGTTTTGCCAGGTTCGTCAGCGTAGCTCTCAGTGCGGTTCCCGCTTTTTCGCCTTTTATATTTGCATTCGCCATCAGTCCAGCTGCGATTGCCACATCCTCGTAAGAATACTTCAGTGCACCAGCCACCGGCGCTACATATTCCAAAGTCCCTCCCAATCCTGCAACATCCGTATTAGAGGCAGCGGCAGCTTCCGCCAGGACATCCGCAAATCGAACCGCTTCATCTGCACCTTTTCCAAATGCTGTCAGCGCACCAGTAACAATTTCCGAAGATAGCGCCAGATCTTCTCCCGACGCTGCGGCCAGATACATGACGCCTGGAAGGCCGTCTAACATCTGCTGCGTTGTCCAACCAGCAGATGCCATATACTCCAATCCCTGTCCAGCCTCTTCCGCCGTAAACTGTGTGGTCTCTCCCATCTTCTTAGCCAAGGCCGTAAGCCTCTGCATATCTGATCCCGAAGCCTGAGAAATAGCCTGTACCGTGCTCATCTGGCTTTCAAATCCCATGCCAAGCATAGTAGACGCCCCCAGAAGGCCCGCCGTCCCGGCTGCAGCCATCTGGCTTCCTTTCACCACAGTTCCAAATACTCGATCTGCCACTTTTCCCAGGCTATCTATTCCTTTAACGCTCATCCCGCCAAAGGAATCCCCTATTTTCTGTGCTGACAAACCGGCATATTTTTCCAGACTGTCGATTTCTTTGCGTGCCCTCTTAATAGATGCGCCTAAAGACCGATCCGTCTCTCCTGCAATCATGATTTCTAACTCATACTTGCTCTTTTTACCAGCCATCCGTCACCGCTCCTTTTTTTTCATTGCTTCCTTTTCCTGTCTGGCCGTCTCCACCGCATCCCGCACATAACGCATAGCCTTAGGAAGCGTCAATGTCAAAAAGAACTGCGGGCCGGATCTTGTATACCGTCCCGCAGATATAAACGCCCGGTTCGCTTCCCTGACATCCGAAAAGCAGGCTATGCCGTAAGGTAGAAAAAACGGTATACTCTGCTCTTTAATGCAACACTGTCCTTTGCCTTGATCTTCTGAATCGCCTCCAGTGGGTATCCGGTTACACGGGAAGCGAGCAGCTGAGCAAAACGCAGTTTCCCTTCCTGCATAATGATCCCGTCCCCTCCCTGGGTCTCATACAGATCATACACCACATTCAGTTCCTCTCCTGTCATTTCCCTCAGCTTCGTCATATCCAGTTCCTGTATCTCCTTCCCCTGCCATTCCACAGGGAATGTAAGCTCCAGTATTAAAAAATCCTTTTTCTCCTTCTGTTTTTCTGCCATACGCTCCTCCTTTAACACATATCACGGACTTCTTTTAAAACATCCTTGCCGTTGATAATATACACGCCATTCAGACGATCAATTTCAAGCATTGTCTTGCTCCCCAGGACAATCTTATAATAGCTCAGTCCAAGGGTTACACTGGAATCCATGCGCCCCCCTGATTTCATAGTTCCGGGAGAAAACTGTTTTAAAATACCGCGAACAGAAATGCTCACGTTCTGGTACTGCACTGCTCCGCTCCCGGCATTTGTGCCCTGTAAGGCCCCGTTCATTGTCAGATCTGTCGCCTCCGTTGGATCCATAATCGAAAAGATATCCTCACACAGAGACATAAAACCGATCTGCATCTCCATATCATCCAACAGGCCAATAACCGGAATATCCATGTTTCCGCCTGTGCCTGCCCCTTCCATGGTATCCGTAAGGTTCGTCACCTCAGGGAGCGTCAATTCCCCCGCCACTCCGATCAGCTGCTTACCGCCCTTATAGACATTGTATCTGTTGACCAAGTGTGTTTTAAACATCTTTTATCCCTCCTCTGCCATTGCATTTTCCAATGTGGTAACATCAAATTCCATGGTAGCTCCTATGTACTCTGCCGGTGTATAGGGCGCAAAATAAATCCTAAGCTTCATTCGCCCTGCCAGAATATCCTCTACGGTGTTCTCTTCCCTTCGGTATTCGGCATACAATCCCGCGCACATACCCGATGCCGTCAGGCTGTTCCCCCAGATATTGAAACGGTTCACAATATCATCCACCGTCCTCGGGTTCATATTGCTGTCCAGGCGGCTTCTGTACTCTACTACAAAATAATTGGCTACGTAGTCAAACATCCTCCGGCATCCAATCCACCGATCCTTTGGATCTGTATTGTCCGGGTAACATCCCGTATTATTCCCATAGGACTTCCACTCCAGATCGCAGAACGCCGTCACCACGCCGTCACCATTCAGATTTCCCGCCTGAACCTGATCCAGATATACCTCTGTTCCATCTGCAAGGACCGCCCCCTCTACATTCAGAGTACGATTGGAGGGGTACAGATATGGTACATCGCTGTTATTTGCCGTATTATAACTCATCATAGCCCCATACACGGCGGAATAGCTCATGCTCCGACCATCCACAGCTGCCCTTGGCCACAAAACAAGCCCATGAGGATCATCATACCCCATATCCGCCTTAACCTTGGCGCAGTCCGTATATTTCCTCGCCTGTGATGTATCAAGATCCAAAAGGCATACAGCCCGAAATGCACCATTGATATCCTGGCACTTTGTCTGGAGGGCCGCTCCTACATTCGGTTTCTCCGTCCATCCCGGCGCTAAAAGGATCGCAGGAACCAACCCATATTTTGGGTACACCTGACGCAGAATTTCCATTCCGGTTTCCGTCCCATGCTCCACATCATACGCGCCGATCAGTTCATCTTCTGTCACCATTTCAGGAGCCAGCACCTTTGCCGTCACCGTAACCTCTGCCGCGCCATACGCTGTGCCTGTGCTGAGAAGCGTCACCGCAAGCCTGCCGGAATCATCAAAATCTAAAATATAATCCTTATTTCTTTCCAACTCTGCAGAGCCGCCTGCCACCACAGCTGCGCCCACTACAGCCGATCCGATCCGCGCCTGATCCATCTTGGCTGTAACAGCCACCGTATCCATCAGAACGCCCGCCGTATCCACCACGGCCCGATGATTGCGTACCGGATACGCCTTTGCGTCCAGCTCCTTGTTATGTTTTTCCGGGTCGAGAACATTGATAAAAATAACCGGCGCAATCTGAAACAGCTGGAAACTTGCGTACATTCCCTGGCAGAGCGTATAATGCTCCCAGTCATCACTATATCCCAGCGCTTCCTGCGCCTCCTCAAATGTATTAACTTTAATAGGCCTGTTAACCGCAGCCGCCGGATTCTTTGCCAGGTTAACCGGCGCAGTTCCAAAAATCACCTGAACCCCATATTGGGTAGATAAGGGACTGCGGACAGACGTCGCTTTCTCAGTTACTTCAATTCCATGTTTATATGCCATGTTTTCCTCCTTCTGCCCGGCGGTACAGTGCCGCCAGACCACTGCCCGGTTTGCTCAGTTCCTTCCTGGCCTCAGCCAGCTGACTCACCGGGATCATCAGATCGTATAAAAACGGCTCTTTTTTCAAAGCCGCCTCCACCTTCGGCGGATATCCTCCTGCGAACGCAGCCCCAGTCTGTATCAAATGGTCGATTGACGGGCCAATATAAATCATAGTCTCCCTCATTACCAAAATCCCTCCTGTTCCATTTCAGGCAAATACCACAGCATTTCGATTCCCGAAAAAAATTGAGGAAATGTATCATCTTCCTGATACACCACATTCATTTTCCGGCTGCACCAAAACGGCCCCAGAGCCTGATTTTCCTGGAACCGCTGTATCACCCGTTCCATAAGGGCTGTAAGCGTATAGTATCCCTTCATCTCAGGGCTTTCATCCGCCACGGCAAACACGAGAAACACTCTGGCCCGGTTCCCCTGTCCGTCTTTATCATCCACCTGATATTCCGCCCCATCAATGCGGACAACAAAATAGGGGAACAAATCTTCCCCATCCCTTTGTGCGCCAAAATTCATGTCCTCCTGTCCGTCCGCCTCTTTCCAGTCCCGGAACAGAGAAATAACGGGAATAGACTGCGGATATCCTTTCAGCCTCGCAGGCTGTCCCCGGCTGTCTGTCAGGCACATATCTTTAGAAATACCCTCCACTTCGTCAATCAGCTTTTCCTGCAGTTCATTTAATGTCATACGTTCCTCTCCATTACTTTATCAATAAACATACGCAGGTTGTCTTGAAGATCTTTACCGATTTCAGGTTCTACCACGCCGTACACACGTTTCTCACTGCCAAGCATCACAGGAGTTGAATTACTGAACTTAGCCTCAATTCCCAGCCGCTCTTTCCCCTCTCTCTGTGCCACTGCGATATGCCTTACTCTCGACCCGGCCTTGCCTTTTTTGGAATCCTTCTTCCTCACCTGATGCTTATTTGCTATATTGTTCACGAAAGCCTTAATTTCATCCTTTACCAGGGGTTTCAAACGCCCCCGTTTCAACACCTGCGCCCTGACAACATTGCCCCGCGTACTTACCTTAAAATCTTTCAGGGGCAGCGGAGCGCCCTCTGCCCGTATCACCGCATATTTACTGGTGGCGCTGATGCGCATCGACTTTTTAAACCCAGCATTTTTAACCGTGTAAGTATTCTGAGCCTGGCCGCTCAGTTTCGTTCTGGCCTGATTCGCAGTCAGGTTAAGGGCAGAACGGAGGGCCTTAGTCTGCTCTTTTGATTCCAGGCGTTTAAAAACGGCGTTGACGCCGCTCGCATCAACGCCTATGGCAATCAACTTACTCACGGCCTTACCGCCTCCAGACTGATTGAATAGATCCCATCTTCATCTACCGCATCTGTAATCATGTAAAGCCGGTTGTCCAGTGACAGGCTCCTCCCCACCACAGGAAGTGCTCCAAAGGTTTTTGCCAGCACATAGAACAGGATCTGGCGGTTATAAACGCCCTGACGGTAATCCCTCATTCCAGACTGACGTTTCTCCCGCTCCACCATCTCATTATCGTCAATAATGATATTCATCGGGCGGCCGCCAATGAGGTGCATTTCCCCAAATTCATCTGGATTGAGAAATACTGACATATTGTCTGACCGGATAATATCTTTAAATCCATGCCCCATTTGTGTCTCCTTATGCAGTTGTTACAGTGACCGGTGACGTCGTATTATCAGAAAACGTCAGTGTTCCTCCCGTTACCTTTCCTTCTCCATTCGTTGTCAGCGCAAGACTCTTGATTCCCTTTCCGGCTGCACCGGTTTCACCTTTATCGCCTTTAGCCCCTGTCGCTCCCGGATCTCCTTTGTCCCCCTTTGGTCCCGCTGCCCCTGGATCTCCTTTCTCACCCTTGGCTCCCGTTGCTCCCGGATCACCCTTGTCTCCTTTTGGCCCTGCTGGCCCCGGCTCTGCTGCGCCTTCCTCCAGTGCGTTCATCCTTTCAACTGTCAGCACTTCCCCTTCTGTCCATTTATGTGGTGTATATGACATCCTCATTTCCTCCTATCATAAGTTGATCATTACAATGCTATCTGCGGCTTCCGCCTTTTTAACCGCATATCCTACAGCCGACGATGTGCCAGAAGCAGCCCTGGCGCCCACTGTAGCCTCTCCTACCTTTGCCGTTCCCACCTCTGAACCTTCCGTATCAGAAACAGCCACTCCGACAGCAGCAGAAAAGCCGTCCTCCGTATAATGCACATCCGCTCCCGCTTCAATCGTTTCACCAGTTTTTTTAGGAACCTTAAATACACCTTTCATATGGAGCGTCCCGACCTCGCCTGCCGGAATAAAAGTTCCTGCAATCCCGATTCTGCTCCCAAACACTACCACCTCTCCTGCATCAATCGCCTTCCCTGATTCATTGAGGTAATCCAAGCTTTCCCCTTTCTGTACATATACTGCTTTCATCCTCTTTCCTCCTCTTTCTATGCAATCACTGCTCCCGGATTTTTCGCAATTCCCCGGAAATCACGGACAGAAATACCCCAATCCGTATAAATATCCCAAGTATATCCCAGTACACCCGGTGACTCCATGCGCCGCACAATCGGCGTCTCCTGTCCATTCAGATAATCTACCTGAACCGATCTGGCGCTCATTGGATCCGCCACCATGAACCACGGAGCCGCTTTATCCCCCGCCAGAGCATTCAAAACCGGCGTCTGTACGATATTGATGGGGTAATTGTAAAGCGGGTTGACATCATTATTAGCTGAGCCCGTTACCTGTGTCGAATGAAGGATAACCGCAAGATCGAACTCATACCCCACCGGCACAATGATCCATCTGGGCGTCACATAAATAGCGTCCCCAAATGGATCCTTCTGTTTCTGCATCTGTAAAATAATCTGCTGGATCGACACCTGAGACGGTTTGTTCCCATCTGTCATTACATTTGCGTGGGCTGAATCAAACAGCGGCTTTCCATCCCAGATCTTTTTGTTGTTGTAAATGGTGGAATACACCGCCTTGTCCAGCGTCATCTTAGCCTTTGTCGCATACAGACCCGGAACCCTGGTCAAAAATCCAATATCATCATTGATAAATGCCTGACGGGTCATTGAAAACTGCTTTCCATACGTCTTAAGCTTACGGCTTGGCAGAAGCTCCGTTTTCGGAGTATCCATCTTAATTTCCCCATTTTCCGGCACTTCCTCAAAATCACCCAGACCGCCGATCAGATACTCGTGATCCGGGCTTTCTTTAAAATCACTGAGGCTGCCTTTTGTTGTCCATGCCTGGAACGTAGTAGGCACCTGATTATAAAGCTGCACTACGCTTTTTTTAATTGTGGAATCCAGGATTGCCGGAAATGCAGCTGTCGGATTATAAAACTGCCTGCAAAGGTCACTGTACAATTCGCTTGTGTCCATCCGCAGGTAAGTCAGCGTATCCTCTCCCGACCGGGCCGCACACTCAATCGCCAGATCCCGGAGGCTCATGCCTCTAAACTGCTGTGCCCCCTCTGCCGCGCGTTCCACTGCAACACCAGCCCGCATCATCAGTCCATCCGATGCGGCATCGCGGAATTTATCCTGCTCGTCTACTGTTACACGGGCACTTACTGGTGTTCCGGTGCGCTGCAGCTGATCCAGCACCGCCTGTCGGGCCCGCCCCATGTCATATCCCTGCGTAATGTATTCGTCCGGTGACAGGCCGAAGCTCCTGCAAAGTGCTGTGATATCCGCCACCCTCTGGCGTTCCTGTGCAATCGCCCGCCGGGCTGCATCAGCAGGTGTTTCCCTGTTTCCCCCTTCCCCCTCGTCCATACTTCTCTGTCCAGATGCTGGAACTCCTGCGGGAGTTCCCTCTTCTGGCAGCATCTCAAGTTCCCTCTGCAAGTCATCAAACTCCCGCTGTTCCTCTGCCGTCAGGTCTCTTTCCCCGATTCGCGCAGCATTCAAAAGTTCCTGCTGCCGCTGCATGATCTGATCTTTTCTTGTCACTTTCTGTACCTCCTGTATGTTTTGTTTATAAAAAGGGCGCGTTTAATCCGCGCCCTGATTACCTGTTTCTGTTTCATTTTCCATATCTGATACGGTTCAGTTTCAACTGTTTCTCAAAATATCCCCAAGACCGGCCTGTGCTCTCCATCATTTCCCTTCCCACTCCAACTGTAGGATCTGCCGGCACAGACACAATAGATATTTCAAAAGGCGTCCACTTTTTGGCAACCTCGCAAGGCCCGATAAAGCGCCCATCAGCCGACTTCTTACCCGGCATTATTTCCTCCCACGAATCAACGTTATACCCCACGGAAACCCCTTTTAGGGTTCCCGACTGTACTTTTTTGTAAATCACATCCGAAGCTTCATCCTCATCAAACCGGATCCGGGCCATCCCACGCCCATTTTCATTCCAGGCTTTCAGCACCTGTCCAATCACCTGGTCCCGTTTGTGGTTAAACAACACACATCCAATTTCATTAAGCCGCGTTAGATCCATGCATCCCTCTGTATGATCCAGAATCTCCACACCCCACCATCGGCTGTATGGTTCCTCCGAAGAAAACGAAAGTTCTACCACCCGTTCCTGCCCTTCTACGGATCGAATCGCCCCCGAAGGCAAGAAACGTTCAAGACTGCCCTTCATTTGTGTCTGTTTTGACTGTTTTCCCAAATATCACACCTCCCATATCAATTCCCTTGCTCTTGCCATATTCCATTATTTCAGCCATCTCATCTACCTGTTCTTTCCAGTCCTTTCCATTTTCCGCCGCCATATCCGCCCAGGTCTTTTGCCCGGTATTTAAAGCCGTCTTATTGGCGTTCGCCTCCTTCACCGGATCAATCCACCGTTTCGGCGCATGGATCCAGCTGTGAGACAAGTACCTTTCCTTGCCTTCTCCCCAGAAATCCGGTATGTCCACCTTTCCAGCCAAAACCAGTGATATCACAAAGCTTTCATAAATCTCATCCATGACCTCCAGCAGCTGTTCCCGATCCTCCTCATAGGTCAGTTCATCTTCTATCATCCCTTGTCTGGCTGAACTGTAATTGCTCTCCGACATATCACGGCTTACCGTTTCATAGCTAAGGCCCTGACCGGCTCCAATCAGGCGTATTTCCTGTTTCATGTAAGATGTGGCGTCCGTGGCCTGTCCACTAGGATTGACCACCTGAACCTCGTCTCCGCGGTTCAGATACTGGATCATTCCCGGTGTCAGTGTTTTTCCCTGATAACGCTCCTCGTCCTGTTCTCCAGAACCGTTTCCTACTGTACCAGGCCTGCCAAGCCCTGACTGTGGCAGCGCACGCTTAATAAACGCCGACAGACAAGCCAAAACCCGTTCCTTCACCCCCACCGTCCGCATAAATTCATTTACGTCCCGGATCCGGGTTATAGTAGGCGTAAGATCAGATATCTCCCGAATCTGCGAGGGCCTGTTTTTCGTATAGAAAAAAATCACATCCTTGGCAGGGATATAAACTGGATCAATCGCATCCATACCATCAATGCTATACTGCCTGATCCAGTATCCCACCGGTTTATTACATGGATCATATTCTATCCCTCCCGCAACCTTATTCCCCTGATGCCTGGGTGATATGGATGTAAGATCCAGTTCATCCACCTCCAGCGCCTGGAGTTTAAACGGCACCAGCCCGCCTCCCGAATAACGTTTTAAAAACAGGATCCCTCCATCTACTTTTTTTCTGCGTACCGCCATGCGCATCATAGCATTAAAGCTCTGGGTGCCTGTTACATCGCAGTTCTGTTTCTTACACCAGACCTTCCAATAATGTTCAAGCTGTTTATTCAGTTCATTCTGTCCAACCAACGCCCGCAGCCGGTATCCGCCGCCAAATACGTTCCGTTTATATGCGCCGATCACCGAATTCATAATATCGGAATTGCGTTCCATATCCCTGGCCCTGGCCCTTACAATATCCCTTCCATATCGGTCTGTCATTTCCGCAGACTCAATCGAGGCCCGCCAATTTGCATTTAATCTTCCGTGATCAGCAGCGTCATAACTGCGCTGTTCCTCCAATGCCCTCCGGTAGGCCTCCCTCTCATATCCCGCCCTGGGCGAAACAAAGCCTATCACCTGATCAATCCAGTTCATCTCCTTACCTCCCTTCAAAAACTGCCACTACCGTATCCGCAAATAAGCCGCTTGGTTTCCCTGCCGCAATCTGGGCCTGCAGCTTGCTCTGCATATCCTGTAGAAGTGCCAGATCTGCCCTTGTCAGCCTTCTTGAACCAATCTGGTAAGACTGTCCTCCTACCAAAATGTTGTAAATTGCTTGGTTTACCGTAGCCAGCTGTTCCTCAGGTGAACCAAACGAAATCAGGTTCTCTTCCATCCTTTTTCCTCCCTATGATAGCCATGTCTCCTGTTTTTCGATCCATGTTTCCTCCGGTGTATGTTCCCCCTCTGTCCCTTTCTGCTGTGCCGATCGAGCATCCCAGTTATCCGGTTTAAGATGCAGTTCCCTGACTCCCATAATCTCCGCTGCAGCCATCGCATACACCTCGCAGTCAAGATAGTGATTGTCGCCATGGCTATGTTTCTGTACCCACCGCATAACCCTGGTGCCATTCGCAGCCCGGATCATGGCTTTATGCTCCGATGTCACCTGTAATGCATACTCCTCATCACATCCTTTGTAAACCATCCATGATCCTGTGCCGTTCTCACGCCTCATTCTCGATGCGATAGAATCCTTATATTTATCTCCATCTACCAAAACCACCTGCATACCATAAGCTTTTGACTCCCGCTTATCCACTTTGCCTATCTTATAGCGATCCCTCATGGGATTGCTCGCTCCTTTGCATGGAAGGGCCCAGTCCGAGTGATCAATACAAAAATCATACGTATCATCCGCCTGATATCCAGAATCGATCAGCGCAAGGCTTACCACCATCTTTTCTCCGTTTTCCGTCTGAAACTCCCCATCCATAAGACGTTCAATTCCCGCAAAATCCAAGACCTGTCCATGGGCGATATTCTGGCTGGTAGTATAAATGCCAAAAGCACGGATCGTATAATATAAACTGGTCTCCTGTACATCGACTCCTGCTGTCAGCATCTTCGCCCAAGATGGAACTACTAACGCTGGGAGTTCTGTCTGACGCTCCATCACAGTGTCTTTGCTTGTTTTCAACTTGGTATCCTCCCATGGCTCCGCCAGCCATGAATTGACAAAATTCTGAAGCAGTTCTGGATCGTCCTTTGACTTTAAATATTCCTCTGCCGCATCCGCCCATGTTACAAACACGCTGTACAGAGAATTGATCCAGTACCCAACGCTCTTCGGCCTCCCGATTCCACGTTTTTTCACTGCTCTCCACTCGCCTTTTTTCAGCATCTCAGGCTTATCGCTGTCTGCAACCAGGCTCCCGCACCTGTCACAAACATACGTCGCTGTTTTAGCACGGTCATAGGGGCTCATTTTCTTCTCTTCATCTTTTTCAAAGATAACATTGCTGAACTTAAGTTCTATCATTTCGCCACAGTGTGGACATGGCACAAAATAATGCCGTACTTCATCTGCATTATCGTGAAGAGTCCATATATAATTAGTGGACAACGTGGGGGTAGAACAGGCATATACCTTACTCTGCGATTTGTAAGTCTTAATACGTTCCATCGCCAAATTAAAAGGCGAAGCCTCCTTTTTGGAAGCTCCGCCCATCTTATCAATCTCATCAAAAAATAAATATTTAATTGCCTTTGACGCCAGTTTAGCCGGTGATCCTGCCCCACGAAGATAAAGCACCATCGCCTTAAACTTCAAACGCAGCTCCTTTGAACTGTTCTCAAAAAACTGTCTCCGTATTTCAGGGATCAGCCTAAACGCCGGCTTTAATTTATCATTGGACACATCTTTTGCCAAATCGTCCGAGGGATAAACGATCATAGCCGGGGCCGGCTGCTCCATGATAAGATAGCACAAAATATTTATAAGTGCTTCCGTTCCCCCGATCTGTGAGGATTTGCAGAAATATATCTCGCGGACATAAGGGTCATTGATTGCATCCATGATACCTGTCAGATACGGAGTGACGCTGTTAGACCATTTCCCAGAGATATTGCTGGAATCGTCTAATACACGATATTTCTCCGCCCATTGACTAACCGTCAGTTCTTCCGGTCTTGCCAGGGTATGACGTACAATCCTCTTAAACAGATTCTTGGTCTTATTTTTTGACCGGCTCCTCTGGCTCAACCGCTATTCCTCCTCATCTTCTTCGTTTTCTTCCTCTTCGTCCTCTTCTGGCAGATATATATCCCCCTGATCAATTTCATCTGGATCATATTCTGATAATTCTTCCAATGCATCCAAAAGCCCCTTTTGAATGATCTGGATAACATCGTTAATATCTTTAACGCCTGCAAGTTCCATTGCAAGTTTTGACGGAAGAGCCAGCAGACGATTCTTAAAGCGGACTAACATATCGGAAAGGTAAAACTCTACATCCGCCGCCTCATGCAGTTCTCTGCGCAGTTTGCGGAGCTTTAAAAGTGATATCTGCCGCTTAACCTCTTCATGTTCCGCCTGCACTTTCTCTTTAGAGATAGATGCACTGCGTCCCAGTTCCGCATTTACCTTGTATTCTATATACTCCTGAATACAGTTTTCCAGAGGATATCCCCGCCCGTTTTTAACAGCTTGAAACATTCCCTCTTCCCGCAGTGCGCGAACGCGGCGGCTTGATATTCCAAGGCATTGCGCCAATTCTTTCTGATTTACAGTCATGCCTCCTCATCTCCTCCTTATTCCCTTACACTTAATCCCCCTCCAATTCCATTCGGCTCCCAAAAAGCGGAAGGAAGTACCATAAAAAAAATGTTTGTACAGAGAAAAACACCGGGCCTTCCACGCCCCGTAGGTAGGGGGGTGCATGGAAGTACCTACCCCATTACGCTGCTAGATGGGGCAATCATTACGCAACGAGTAGCGCAGCCTTCTCGCCTTTTCCTCCGCAATCATTACATCAAAAAAAGGATAGATTCGACTATCCTTTAAAATCAATTGTTTATACTTGACAAGCACGTAAATACGTGCTATAATAAAACCATAGAAAGGAGGGAAGAGCAAATGAATGAATCAATAAGTGAGATCATCAAAGACCTTTCGGAAGCATTTCTCGCAATCGTCACCGCCATCTGCCTGATAGTCAAGACGAAACAGGAAAGCAAATCCAAAAGGTCTAAAAGAAAAAAGAAGTAAGAACAAGGGCCTATGCCGGGGGCTTCGGCCCCTTTCTTCCTCACTTATAATATAGCACAATCATTTGTTAAAATAAACATGAAAATCTACCGCAATATTCTAATCATACTTACAATCCTTTTTCTCTATGAAGGATTCAATAGTGAGTTCTATGATCCTACTTTTTTTGACTGGCTCAAATGGCTTGCCTGGCTTATCTGTGCTGTCACTTATTTCATCTGTTCAAGGAGGGTAAAAAAATGCGATTGAAAGAAATACGTACTCAAAAAGGCCTGTCGGTTCCCCAGCTTGTAGAACTTTCTGGAATACCCCGCCGAACGATTCAGGATTTAGAGTCCCGCGGTGATGGCCGGGTATCAACAGCGATTAAATTGGCCGATGCTCTTGGGGTAACTCTGGATGAATTATGCCGTGATGAGCAAACCTGATTCTTTTTTGGCAGTTTTGTTCTACATTTTGTGTTTATCAACATCTTATGTACAATATGCTGATAAGTGGAAAGCCTTCGCAATAACGCGGAGGCTTTCAAAAATGAGAGTATGGCAGTTCTTTTACCCATTTCCATGCTACCATAATATCACGGATATACCCCCTTCTAGTGCACATTTTTATCTTTTCAGGGAAAGTAAATAAAAAAAGTATTTTCTGATGCAATAAAAATCTGTTCTGTTTATAGGAACATCCATATACTCATATGGCAAACCACCAGTGACATTCTTAAGTATCCATGGATAAATTTCTGAATCTGCTTCTATGGCCGTCTGCTCTATCAATTCAATATCCGCCCGCAACATAGTATTATGTATAGCCGCTTTTTCTACAGGATTTCCAGACATATTCCCCTTAGGCATTCCATCATTGACAATCGCATTTAAGCCGTATCCTTTTTGTAGTTCTCTTTTTTTCTCAGCGTACTGCATACAGAAGTATTTCAATTCATTGTATTTGGCGCGGGATATGTTATAATCGCTTAATTTCATATCTCTCTTCTTTATCTTGTCCAACGGCATCACCTCCTCGCCCTCAAAATCCTCTGTCTGGCCTCATCCCATTCAGCCGCCCACATCTCTGCCTCTACCCGGACAATCAGGTACCGCTTCTGGTACAGTATTCCCATGTCGCTGTACCTATCGACCTGCGCCCGTGTCGCCCAGTCAAACTTCCGGCAGATTTCTGCTATGCTGTACCGCCCCACAAGCTTCCCGCAATCGTACAGGTCATAATATACCGGCCCCGGCATAACATCACCTCCCATCTGGTGGAAACCTCTTCCGATACTCCCTGTGCCCCTCCAGGTACTGTTCCGCCTTCCTCTGTTTGCCTAATAGCTGACGTAACTCATTCAGGAACTTCTGGCCGGATGGGCTCATAAAATACTGGGCGAATGCCTCATACATTTTTGCTGTGTCCTTATGCTCACGCCGTACTCTCCGGCTATTCCAGAGCTTCAGGGCCTCATTATGTAAGTCATACTTGTTGTCTGTAAATTCCAATGTGTGGAGAAGATCCTGGAGACGCTTGTCCTCATCCCCCACATACGAAAATGAAATCTGGTACATCTCCTGGCATACTTTTGCAAACTCTAGGAAATCCTCCAACTGCTCAGATGGCTTCTTTTCCACGGTATCACCTCCAGATCAACAGCACCGCCATCAGGGAGCCCCAGACCATAAGGTAATCCCATCGGTCAATGTTGTACCGTATCAGATTGGTTGTCCCGGTTATGGCCCACAGAATAATCACTACGTTCTTGAGCACATTCATTCTCTTACCTCCTGTATCTCTCATCCGGGCATAATGACGTATACGCATAGGCCGGCATCTGGGCTGACCACTCGTCCAGCCTCGGCCCCCGGATCGCCTCTGCGTCACTGGCCGCTACTGCCCGCTCTCTCCGCAGCCGGTTCGCCTTCCTTTGGGCCTCCGTTTTTACAATCCCCATTATGTATCCCTTCTTTCTGGCCCCGCAGCAGGGCTATGGCGTATTCCAGGTATGGATTTTTCTTCTGCCACATTGTTTCCTCCTGGGCTATATGTCAGTTTAGTCAGCTTCATATTCGACAACAGTACCACTGGTATCTTTTATAAATTTTACATTCGCCTCCCCAAATGCCTCTTTAAACTTCCTTAAAGCCATATCTGTTCCATCATCACAACCAGCATACATTTCTTCAGCAATGTCCTCCGTAATTTCCTCAAACAACTCTTCATCTTTTGTATCTACTTCGATGCTGTGATTAAATCCCACTTTTTCCATATAACTAAATACCATTTTCTCACACCTCCACTAAGTTTTAATTTTCGTGTCTCAACTCTACTGGAAATTCCTGTATCAACGGTTCTCCCCAAATATCCGCAAGACTAGATTTCATAAAAACAGGAATGTTAAACTTTCGGCACTCATTCGCAATGTCCCCAATCCATTTCCTTTCCGGCACAACTCGGTTCTTTCTGCGCCCGGTTTCTGCGCCGATAATCACCCAATCAATACCTCTGATATGGAATTCTTTGAATGGCTCCAGTAAAGGCTCAATGCTGATAAAAGTCTTTATGGAATGGTGTGTTGTAAAGTCACATTTATTCCCCATTGGGCCGGTTTGCGACCATCCAAACCACATATTCGGCGGCATGTACCGGTCAATAACTTTTTCATATCGTTTCGGATTTTTCGTAAGAAACAAGTAATTGTGCTGTGGCGCATTATCACAAGCCTCAAACACTTCCTCTATCCATTCATCAGGCACCCATTCACCAAATAAATCCGCCATGCTACACACAAAGATATTTCTGCTTTTCTTATTCTGGTATTCATTTAGGCGGTATTTATGGAATGTTGGCATGAATCCGAACGGATACGGCACTCTCTTTCCGTCAATTGTATCCACAGGATAACGAAGAACACGGTTCCCTGCTCCGCTCCTTACTGAATCCATAATCCATCTTCTTTGCAATTCCGGTGGAGCATCAAGCGTTGTTCCCTCATACGAAAATCGTTTTGCAATCCCTCTGGCATAGCAGTATTCGCACCCATGCAGGCAACCTGTTACTGGATTCCATGTACTGTCACACCAATCTATCTTTGTTTTATCCATATTCCCTCCAAATCTCAATTTTCTTCATTCAGCCAGTCACGTATAAAATCCCGGCCAGCATCATGCGTACACGTTCCAAGGCAGCCATTCCCAAAATTAGGACATCTTTCCGCACAATCAAATGGAATTTCATGAAATAATTCCGTCAGCTCTTCTTCGCTCATGCTTTTTATGCGATCTATGTTTTTCATCTTCTCCTCCAAAGGCTAAATTTGTTCTATCCATGATATCAACACATATACTGTCCTGAGGTGATATCATGGATTCTTGTGAACTTACAGTAACGATTTCTGCTCTGGCCTGCTGTATCGCGGATGGCAAGTCTCCGGAAGAGATCGCCCTGCTCAGTTCCATTTTTATGCAGCTTGGTGACTCTCTGGCCACTATGGCTGCACATCAGGCCCTCTGTGCTCCCAAGGATACCAAGTAATTCCTTGGGAGAAACTCACTCCTCTGGCCGGTATGGCTCCGGCAGCGGCTGCCAGGCGGCAATATCTTCATGAATCATGCACGCATCTGATAGCGCTATATGCCACCTTTTTCCCCTAGGGCCATACCATGCTACCAAAATCCACCCCTTTTTCGTGCAAACCAAAACATCTTCTCTATCTTCCGGCAGCCTCTCCTCCACTGGGATCCAGCGGTGCTCCGATGTTTTTCCGTTCGCGTTTAACGCCTTGATTTCTTCCGGCGCCAGACCGGTATCCTCATACTCCATCAACTTCCAGAGAGCTCCATACAGCCGCTCCCGTAAATACTTGGTGATTACCTGTCCTTCATGCAGCTGTTCCCATGGCACTCCCTCCAAGCACCAATTTCCCTGCTCATCTTTCTGTGTTAATCTCTTCATTCTCGCCTTCCTCCTCCCACTCAAGTGCCTCGCCGCATATCTGGCAGTAATTCTGCCCCAGCTCAATCATCTCATTCTCACATACTGGGCACATAAATCTTTCTTTTCCCTGCATCAAAATCTTAGCCATATCTATTTTCCTTCCTCTCACTCTTCAAAACGCCATCATCATTCTGGTGTCTATATTGATCCTTCGGCAGCCTCTGGATCTTAAACCTTAATTATTCTGGTACGGACACGGAGACCCCAAATAGCACCTGTCCACCCATTCCTCTGCCTCGCTGTTCTCCAACGCCTTAATGGCCATCTCATACGCCTGGATCTGTTTCTCTGCGTCTGCGCGGAATGCCAGTTTCTCATATATGTTATCCCTGGCAATTCCCGCGCGTACCATGCGTTCCCAGCCACCATCTGTGATCTGGATTTTGTATGTGTTGATATGCTCCTGCAATATCTGGATTGCTGTTTTTTTCTCCATTCTCTTCACCTCCGCATTTTAACCGCTGCTCCCCAGTCCTTATTTTAATGCAAACCGCTCCGATGATTCTTTAAGCCACTTCATCGCTGTTGTACAGTTTTCTATTCCATATGCCGTATGAAAAACTATATCCTGCTGTACATTTTCCAGTGTCAAGCCTTCCAGTGCATAGAATTTAATGAATCCCTGTACAATCTGCATTTCTGACTTTTTTTCGGATCATGTGCCAGATCAAACAACCATACTTTGTGTAATTCACTGTACCTGTTCTTCATCTGCTCCCCTCTCTTTCCACCCTGTTTTGTAGGCCGACAGTCTTGGAAGAATTATTTAAGTTCCAAAATCCTCCACCATACTCCCTCAATAACTCCGTCGCCTCTGCCTGTCCCTTCTCTTCCAGAAACTGAATCACATCATCCATATCACACAGCCGTTTCCTGCGAAGAATTTCTTCAACCTGCCGTGTCCCAATTGCCCGATAAAATCTAGTCGGTGTATGTACGGTCGCCATCCTCCGGGATGTTTCCTGCACCTCTTCCATAATCTGCTCTAATATATTCTTTTTCATCATTTCCCGATTCCTTCCCGTTCTCCTGCAGATAGTCCTCTAATTCCATCTGACCGTCACATTTATAATGTTCCAACTTCTTAATCCATTCTGGCAGATCTGCCATGGTCCCTCCTTTCCAGGCCGGGAAAAGGAGGTTGATAGGCCCCGGCCTGTAGGTCAAAAGGTATACGTGACATACCGCAATCTGAACCCGTTGTTATGTATGTATCAACCCCCGTTTCCAGAGGTAAATACCTTATTATCTCTGCCTGTCAGAAACAGACATTAAAATATCCTGCAGAACCATCAGTTCATCTTCATTTATCAGGCTCGCCGCCCCCAAAAGCTCCCTGAGGGTATATACGCTCCATTCCCTGATTCCCCACTCATCTTTTGCCTGTGATGGTTCTTGGGTGTATCCCGCGTTTTCTGCCGCACTATGCGCCTGTGCCTCTGCCCGCTGTGCACCTGCCTGTGCGGCCTCTGCCCGCCTGGCTGCCCTCTCCGCCCGCTCTGCGATCTCCTCTGCCCGCTGTGACCCTGTGTCAGAATCTGACACCAGTTTCCCTTCCGGCCCTTTCTGGATCCCCATGCTTTTCTCATCCGCCTGTCCCTCCCCGTCCGGCAGCGTCCTTGTGTCAGATTCTGACACATCTGTTCCATCCGCCGTCTCCCGGTTCCATCCCTGGGCTGCCGGCGGTCTGCTTGCCTCATACGCCGATGTGATCCCTATTTCACCAGACTGAAACTTTTCTTTTACATCTTCCGGCGCACTCTTATAAATGGCGTTCAGCTGGCCTATCTTCCCGCTGGATTCCCCCAGGATCTTCGCCACATAATCCCGTATCCTCTCCCCCTTTTTTAAAGCAATGTTCCCATTCTCCCGCATCTTTGTCAGAATGTCCTTCCACTCCTGGGCCTGCATCATCAGGTCGTAATCTGACAGCCTCCGGTTAAAGGTATTTCCGCACAGCAGTTCCAGCCTGAACTGCAATTCATCCATGTCTTTATAACGGCAGGGGATCCTTTCACATTCCGTATGCCCTTCCCGTATCAGTTCTTCTAATGCGGCATACCTCCGGTGTCCCGACAGGAGCCAATATTCCCCGGAGACCCTGCCGACCACCAAAGGCTCCTGGATCCCCCCGGTCATCAGGATCCCTGTTGCCAGTTCCTGAATTTCCACCATGCTGTACTTATTGTGTTTGGTAACCACAATATCCCGGTAATCCAGCACTATATCCTGGTATTCTTCCGTCCGCTCCGTTTCCGCCAGTGTCGCACCATTTAATATGCTTAAAATGTCAAATGCCATCTCCGGCCCTCCCCAGATATTCCTCCACGAATTTTTTATAGTCCTGGGCCGCGCCGGATCGGACACTGTGCGTTATGACGCTCTGATGGTAAAAGGTGGCGTCTTTGGCCTGCCGGGAATGCCGGATATGCTGCTTGAATAATTTAAACTGCGGCCTTGCCCGTATCCATTCTTCCGCTGCCTCGCTGGTGGCGCTCCGCTCATAATCCGTTACCAGGCAGCCCGCCAGCTTCATATCTGGATTCAGGCGGCGGATAGACACCACCTGGCCTACCAGCATTTCCAGTCCGTCAATGGAGTAATTATCAAGGTTGATCGGGATAATCACCTCCTGGGATGCGATCAGCGCATTGACCACGTTGATCCCGATATCTGGTGGGTTATCTATGATACAGTAATCATAATCCTCTGCCGCCTGCCCCAGCGCCTCCCGGTAACGATCATGCTGCCTGGTGCTGGGATCCTTTAGTATCTCAAGGGCTGCCTGCTCCATGTAGTAATTACACGGGATCAGGCTGAGCCCCTCGATCCCTGTGTCCATGATATTCCCAGACACACTCCGGCTCCGTATCATGTTCTGCGCTCCCTGGCGGCTCCCCTGACTGTACCGTTTATACAGCCGCGACGCATTGCCCTGCTTATCGTTGTCCAGCAGAAGCACACGTTTCCCATGTCGTGTTGCAAGAAGCTCCGCCATGCTGACTGCGGTGGTTGTCTTGGCGCAGCCTCCCTTTAAATTTATGATTGATATGATTCTCATCTTCGGTTCCTCCTGTCTTTTCCAAAAATATACATATGCTCCGATATCTCGCCGTCCCCAGTCAAAAACCTCGTTGCGTACCAGTACCGCCTACTTTCGTCTACGTAGTATACATACACCCGGTTCCCTCTCCGCGACCTCCCGACCTCTCTGACCGGGCCGCCCTCTTTCCGGCTCTCAATGCTCACAGCCTCTGCCATCATCCATTTTTCCCATGGTTCTATCGCCTCCGGTTCCCCGCCTTCCAGAAACACAATACCATCCAGCCCCGTTGCTTTGGTATCGGGTTCCTCCGGTTCCCCGCCTTCCAGATAATTCTTCTTAAAGATATCCATAAAACGCCGGTGCCCATGCAGCCGCTCGAATGCGCGCTGTCCCGCCTCCTGGAGCCTGCGCATCTTCCGGGCATTGTTATGTACACCTTCTTTATTATCCCTGTGGCAATAGGGGCACAGGTGCACAGTCAGGCCATATTTTTCCGACCAATCCCGGTTCGCTGCCCCGAATATATGATGGCGTTCCAGTTGTCCCCAGGCACCGCACATAAAGCACTGCTCGGCCGGCTCGTTTTCTACTATGCTCTTCATCCGTCAAATCCCTTCCCGTACCAGTATTTACTCAATGCGGCACCGTTTGGCCTGTTCTCTTTCCAGCTGCCCTTCCATCCAGTTTTTATACACATGATATCCACAATCGAATGTGTATAAGTGCCTGTCCAGTTGGGAAAGCGTCTGTTCCCAAAGATCCGCGTTCTTCACCGGATGGCCCTTGGCATTCTTCCAGCCGTTTTTCTGCCACTGCCTGGCCCAGCCGTTTCCCATGGCATTCATGATATGTTCGCATCCCGTATATACCTTAAGCTGGCACGGGCAGTTAAGGCGTTTAAGGGCCTCTGACAGTGCCATAAGGCAAAGACGGTTCTCTGTGGCCTGTCCCACCCATTCATGCTTTTCCAGCGTCACCGCCTGGCCGTCCCGAATGCACTCCAGGATGTATATGTATCCCCCAGCCTTTTTTCTTGGGCCATGGATGGACGAACCTATGTAGATGTTGACCTCTTCCATCTCTTCTCCTTTCTCGGAAGCTCCCAGTCACTGGGCTGCGGGTTGATCTTGACCATCACATAACGTTGGTAGGGAAATCCCAGCCGGTCAAAGCCGTTATACAGGCTGTCAGGAAGGATATAATAGCCTTTCCTGGGCTTTGGGTCTGGCTCCCACCCCCTCTTTGTCTTGCGATTCCTGATATCCGGCTTTGGTTCGATCAGGTTCCGGGAACAGGTATAGCGCTGGGCTGTGGGCGTCTCCTCTGAACGGAAGGTCTTTTCTGTCTCCTTGATGAAATACTCAGCCAGTACCTGGTATTCTCCAGAATCATACAGCGGCACAAACCTCTGCTGTCCATTCCCCTTCCATATCTCCCTTACATGGTCTATGGTGGTTCTCTTCCCGTCATTGATGTGGTTAATGATAATGTGGTGATGAATCCTCTTGTTCTTATACTCCGTCACAAGAATATACTTAAATGAGAATCCCCTGCGCTTAAACCGATCCCGCATCCGGTCGAGGAAGTTCTGGATCCTCTTCTCGGCCTCCTCATTGGAAACAGGTTCCCTATATGTCAGGGTGATATGATAATCTCCCGGCTTAAAGTTGGCATTTATCTTCCGGGCCAGCCTCCTTGCCGCCTGCCGCACATTGGCCGCCCTGATCTCCTCCTTCGTTTTCTTCTCCGCTTTCTCTCTGGGATGCCCCTTGCGCAGCCCATACGGGATACACTTTATTATTTCCAGAGTAGCCCCCGCTTTATATTCAATCTGCTTGTACTTTCTCATTTCGCGACCCCGCTAAGTTTAATCCTTTTATCAAGTCATATAATGGAATAATTCTCCCATTTTTCTTGACTTTTTCCCGTGGCCGCCGTATACTAAACATGAGTGTTTTGTTTATTGCATACGGCATTTTGAGATGGAGCGTAAGCCTTTCCGGGCCTACGCTCTTTTCTCATCCACGGCCGCTTTTAATTGCTCTCTACAACCTTGACATTGGGAAGAGCCGACAAAAAACGATACGTCAATCTGTTTGCGATCTCTACCCGTTCCTCTTTTGACAATTCTTCCAGTCTTACAGTCTTATCCCCAATTCTTATCCAGTTTGAGTATGTAATCTCCTGTGCCTTTTTCAATATCATCACTTCCTTTCTATGGCATTTTATGTATAGCTACTTGTACATCTTGCTTTGGATCTTCTCGTTCTCACCTCTATCGTTACGATCAGGAACAACTTTATTACCAATTGGTACGAACCAGATCTTCCTGTTCCTGATCTTCCTCCTGGATTTTTTTTGTTTTTCAAAATACGATCAATCCCATATGCTTTGCGCGTGTTTGGATTATTCTTAATTGCACTAAATGGTTCTGTTTCTGAAAGTTCTTTATTGAAATTCCAAAATGTTCTAAAACCTTCTCAATCCTTTTCTGGCAACAAATCTCAACAGCACTTTTAGACCCCATCCTCTCACCTCCCTTCCTCAGTCTCATCTTGCCATTTCTTTCCCTCTGCCCTATAGTGGTATTTATCAGCACTGCCATGCTGAAATAAAATTAGCGAGGAATATGTTATGCCTAAATTTGATTTAACGATTTCCATCTCTGTCATTCTTGCCCTATGTGCCATTGTTTCTCCCACAATCACTTGTATCATTAACAATATCCATCAAACAAAAATCAGAAAACTGGAGTTGAAGCGACAGGAGTATGTCGAAACCATAATCCATCAACGCGAATTTTTTGAAAATTATTTAAAACATGCTGGTCGATGTATCTATTACGCAGATGCTGATGCTCTGAAAGATTATGGTGAACACTATTACTCTGCGCTCATGTATGCTCCAGAGGATTTAAAAAGCGATATGATAGAAGCCAATAGACTAATGCTCAATGACCAATGGAATGATGCTTCTGTTATCATCGAAAAATTATCCACCAAGATTCATACCATCCTACAAACAAAGTGAGCAATATGCAGACTAATATAGTCCAAATCGGATATACCTTGTTTTCTGGATCAATCTTTTTCATAATTGCAATCGCAGCTACCGCAAATGCCCATACTACAAGCACTACAACTACTTCGGCCACCTCTCTCCCCTCCCTTCCTCAGTCTCAAACAGATTCCTCTGCCTTGCCTTTTTCTTCCCCCTGGTGATATACTTCCTTTATCAGCACTGCCATGCTGAAATATCATACAAATTCATAAGCAGAAAGGAATTTTAATGATGAATCCATTTCAACTTCCGCCCTTTATGTTCAATGAAATGACACAGATTTTTTCAATCGAACGAAATGGCACTATTGTCGGTACTGTTCATGGGTTCTTTTGTGGAAAAGACTATCCGAGCACCATTCAATTCGTTGAAAACACCGATATCAAAAACGGAGATTGGGTTATTGATTCAATCACAGGCCAACGTTATTATGCCAAAGATGTTCATCCTATAATAATGAACGGAACTCCTTGTGATTGGATGGTCAAGTATCAAACCGAAAATGATTTTAATATTCAATCGAACTCTGGCAGACAAACTACCATAAATATTCATACTGTATCTGGTAATTCCGTTATTGGAAGTCAAGAAAATGTTGTTATGAATGTTGGAAATAGCCTTAATGATATTCAACAGCTCATATCCTCTCTTCCCGTTTCCGAACAAGCAGAAGCTCAGCAATTATTGACTGTACTAAAATCAACCAGTGAATCTAATCATCCAGTTTTGGTAGAAGGTGCCTTAGCCAAATTTTCTGATCTTCTCAAAAAGCATACGGACCTTCTGACTGCTGTCGGCGGATGGGCTGTACAATTGTTGATAGGAAAGTAATGATAATTTTTCCTTATTGGCAGCACTTCGACAAAATTCAAATATAACTTCATTCTTTATGAGCTGGCCTTGAACTTCCACTTCAAGGTCAGCCACTCTTTTCTCAAGAGCCTGCCATTTCTTTTTAGAAATCCACACCTCTCTCACCTCCCTTCCTCAGTCTCTGCCTGCCCCTTCTAAAAACTTCATTATGCTCATCTGCTCATACTCAGGAACCTTCACAAAATCATCTGGAAGCCGGATTCCAAACTGCTCGGAAATCGTTTTGAAAGCCTCAGCAATTTTATGCGGCGCTGAACCCTGATTTTTCATAACCCGTTCCGTTACCCGACCTAAATCTGCCACGCTGGAAGCAATCTGTGGATTGAGTGGGCAAGGGAGCTTTGTATACTCCATCTCATGGAATCGGTTAATATATCTTGCGGTAAATTCCGTTCCCTTTTGTCCAGTCATCTTGTGTGCTATGAACTCGCAGCCTTTCTTTGTGACAAGAAAACAGGGGAGCGTCTTGTTTTGCTTTCCCTTCATCATTTTATTAGGAGTTACCCCGCTTTCCGAGTATCATCGTTTTCCTCTGCCTGCTGGCTTGCCTTTTTCCTCCCCTCAGTGGTATACTTTCTATATCAGCGCCGCTATGCTGAAATAAACAAAAGAGAGGGTACATTTATGACAAATGCAACACTATCCAGCTGGTCGCAATGGGATGAAATTCACGGTCTCAGTGACCAAGTAAAACGTCAGAAAAGCGCTTCCGAAAAGAAAAACACTCCTGTGTCTATTGACCGTTCAAATGCGACGGGTACTTTTAAAGGTTCCGCAAAGTCAAATTATGTAACCACGCTTTCCAGCTGCAACTGCGTCGATTTTTCCCGCAGACATCTTCCCTGTAAGCATATGTATCGTCTGGCCCATGAACTATCCCTATTTAGTCTTGGAGCCGTTTCATCCGGTCATGTAGTCACACGCGATGAGGCAATCTCTAAAATCACCCAGGTTCTTTCTGAAGATGAGATCGCTACCTTTGCATACTTTTGCTACCACTGTGGGAACAATCAAGCCTCTTCTGAATTGTTCCCTTCCGATTTTGCCAACAGACTGATTAAAAACAGACTTGCCGAAGAAGTTTCCGACATTCCTACTCTTCTCACACACTTGCGCATGAACGATATACGAAAATTTTTACCAGCTGGTGTAAAATCTCCGAGTAAAAAGGTGGATCTAATCTCCCTTGTCGCTCCAAATGTGGCACGTGAAGAAATCATATTTCCTGACAATATGAAATGCCTCACTTTACATTCAGATATTGCACACCTCGGTCATTCCATTCACCGCCGTTTATGTGCCTTGTATCCTAAACCCGAACAGGAACTGTGGTTTGTTTTATAACCTTCCATGGAAATCTCTTGATTCTCCAGTGGCTTTTCATGCCGCAAAAAGAAGAATACTTCTTTAAGAAACCTCAATGCGAAACTCCGCATTGGGGTTTCTTTTTTGCTCCCACCCCCTCTGCCTGCTGGCTTGCCTTTTTCCTCCCCTCAGTGATATACTCTTATTACAGGCCCCTGCCAGGGCTGAGTATCCACGAAAGGAGAAGATTATGCAAAAAATCAATGCTGAGTTTGCCGCTCATAATGTCGCTATGGCTTTTGTTCAGCAGTATTCAAAACAGTTAAACTCCAATTCTGATTTTGATCTTGACAGTCCTACTTTTTATCAAAACACTAAAACTGCTGCTCAAATTTACGCCAATACCTATGATTCTGTTTATGATTATATTTCGCAGGAAAACGAAATTCTTAATCAACAAAATCATCAGTAAGCTTCGGAATCGCAGAATCTAGACTACGCATCTCCATTTGCGCTAATGTGTAGTCTAATTCTTTTATAAGTAGCTTGCCTTCTCGTATTGTGAAGTTTTCTCCTGCACACTCTTTGAGAATTTCTCTGGCTTTATGCGCGATCTTCTCAGGATCCACTCCAGCATTTATAAGTTCCCTCTTCCTTCTATCTCCTATTTGCATCCAACTCACCTTCCTTCTCCCCAACATTCCAGGTATCATCCCTTTCTTCCTCCTGTGTTTTGCCTTTTTCCTCCCCTCAGTGGTATACTCCATTTACAGGCCTTAAGAAGCCGAGTACGGCAGAAGGGAGGGGACAGCTATGGAGAAAACTTTTGAGGATTTCATTCATTCTCTTGATCCTGATACGTACAATACGATTGTCATTTCTGCTCACCAAGCTATGAAAGCTGCCAATCGTAGCGACTGTGATGCTCAAACATTTTTCATTGCGTTAGAACTACTTGAGCATTACCACAACTGGATCCAGGACGTTTAATCCTCCGAGCATATCTCTCAAATGAGGTATGCTCGCTCTCCGTTTAAAGCCCTCTGTTCCCTTACAATTTGGGCCGCCAGATCAATCTGTAGGCGGATCGCCTTAAAGGTTTCTTCATTACTCATGTTTTTTCCTAAATCCTCCAAAATCTTCTTATGGAATGCATAGAATTCCTCCATCAAGGCTGCATTCAATTCTTTGCGTACTTCTTCTGTTCCTTTCATTTCACTCCTCCTTCTGGTAAATTCCAACAGAATTTTTGCTCCCACCCTCTCTGCCTACCCCTTGCTTTTTCCTTCCCCCTACCCTATACTGTATTCAAAGGCTCCATAAAGCCAAGTACACCAGCAGATCTTAAAGATTGGAGGAAGTATGGTTTTACTATTTATCAGCTTGTTAATCGCTACTATTTTCTTGTATTTCTATGTCAAAACATGGCATAGTAACCGCGAAACCCATTCCTATTCTGATGTTGAATATGAATCGGAGCCAATCATCCGTCAGCGTTATCAGGTAGGTGCAGAAGTAACCAAGTCTTTTTATGATGAAGTGCAGGATTATTGCAAGCTCCATCATTTGACTGTTTCTGATCTAATACGCCAATCTATTTATGCGTATATAAATCAGTCTTTAAGCATCAAAGATCCCGAACACCTACACACAGCACCAGATAGCTCTACTTATTCCACTTCTAACAGTTCATGGGAATGCCCGAAATGCGGACGTTTTAATGCTGCTTATGTAGGCACCTGCGGTTGTGGCATAAAAAGGGTAATTACACCTTCTTTCCAAGTACATCAGAATAACTCCACCCCACATATGACCACTGTTCCTAAAGGACCTTGGAAGTGTCCGAAATGCGGACGCATTAACCAAGAATACGTTGGTACTTGTGGCTGTGGTTCATCCAGAGAAACAGCTCAATAATTTTCATCTTTTCTTTCCCGAATCAAATTTGATTCGGGATTTTATCGTGTACTATAATTTCTTCTGTCATACCGTTTTTTAATTATAATTCGCTCTCCCTTCATCATTTTATTAGGAGTTACCCCGCTTTCCGAGTATCATCGTTTTCCTCTGCCTGCTGGCTTGCCAGAAGAAGGTTGCCGCTCATTACGAAAATGTTTCTTTTGGGCTCTGAGAGCTGCTTGTAGATCTCCGCAAGTTTTTTGAGTTCCTGATTGTCAACAGTTTGATTTTTCATCTTTTACGCTCCTTTCTTATTCGTTCTACGAAAACAATATCACGTTGTACGATTTTTGTCAATGGTTCTATTGACTTTTTTTTCGTTCTACGATATTATGGCGTTAAGGAGGTGATATTATCACATGGAAACTCAAAATGAACGAGTAAGAAAAGTTCGGAAATTCAAAGGATTTACTCAAAAAGAATTCGGCGAAAATATAGGAATGAAGTCCAACTCCATCAGTGATATCGAAAATGGAAAAAATTCTGTTACTGATTCTGTGATTCGACTGATTTGCTCTGTATATAGTGTAAACGAATCTTGGCTCAGAACTGGTGAAGGCGGGGACAATAATATGTTCACGAAACCGCAAAAGAACGACCTTGTTTCCAAGGCCGCTCAGTTATTAGGTGAACATGATCCTGTTTTTGAAGCATTTGTTTCTACTTACAGTCAGCTATCTCCTTCTAATCGAAAAGTATTGCTTGATTTTGGAAATGAATTTTTAAAAAATTTAAATATTCCCGAAACAAACGAGTAAACTATTTTTCCTCTAATGTTTCATCTGGATAGGCTGCTGCAAAAGAGTATACTGCTATTATGTAATTTACATCCTCGCTCTTTTCAACCAATTCAATAATCAGCTGTTTGTATTCTTCAATAGTCATACCATATACCGCCCTTCTCTTATAGATTTTATCCTGCATCCGGTTCAGTATGTTGGTGAGATCGGCCTTGTGCTATTGTAATATATCTGCTGATTATTCAACACTAAAATATACCATTCAACAAAGTTTTTAAACCCCCTTGACTTTTATGCGCATTATGCGTATAATATAGCTGTAAGGAGGTTGCAAAATGAGATTCCGGGAAATAGAGAAAATTATCTTAGCAGACGGATGGCAATTTAAGAAAGCAAAAGGTTCTCATTATTCTTACATCCATCCAACAAAGCCTGGCAAGGTTTCCATTCCAAATCATTCCGGAGACCTTGACCCCCGTACAATCAAATCTATTTTGAAACAGGCCGGGCTATAAAGCCCGGTACTGCAACACCTTAAAGGAGGATTCTTCTATGAAATTAACTTATCCCGCTTGTTTCTATCCTTGCGAAGAAAAAAAAGGAGGGTATACCGTTGAAGTTCCAGACCTTCCCGGCTGTGTCAGTGAAGGGGACTCCCTGGCAGAAGCTATTCTGATGGGTACAGATGCCGCTTCCGGCTGGGTTCTCGACGAATTAGAGGACGGGAAAACCGCCCCCGAAGCAAGTCCCATTGAAAGCATTACTCCAGACCCCGGTGGCTTTGTAAGTATGCTGGTTTTGGATATAGACGCTTATGCTGAAAAATACGGCGAAAAGGCAGTAAGAAAAAATCTTACCATTCCTGCATGGCTCAACACATTCGCTGAAAATAATCATATTAACTTTTCACAGGTGCTTCAGAATTCCTTAACTGCACTCTATCAGCAAAAACAGCGCACCTAAACGATTGCCCCGGTTCACTGGTGATTCGGGGCACATCCCTTTACTCATTGTATACTTAAACGAATAAGATCCTTCCAAATTTGACCCTATCCGATTTCCTTTTGAAAGCGATATCCGAGTTGGGATCTATTGGGATCTGTCTATTAACATCAAGCATTTGCTTAGGTAACACATACAAAGAGGGGATCTTTATGATGTATCCTTATTTAACACTTAATGATAACACTGAAATTACACATTCTGAAATGAACGCAGATGGACGGGTTAAGGTTTATATCGAGACCCCTGATGAACATGGTGGCTTTCATAATGCTACCTGCTATCTGCCGGACTATACCTGGGGAAATATTTCTGGATACTCCGCAGTAGAAATTGAATATTTCAAACGACTGATACGGGATAATGCTCATTTGATTCTGGAATTTTCCCAAAATAGCGGCGTATTAAAATAGCCGCCACTACTTCCAATAGTGACGGCCGATATAAAAATGTTTTAAATCGTACTGTACTGTGCTCACCTTATGAGCAGTCAGCGTACACCGATAGGTAGCCTACCCCTCCTCTGCATTGGGGAGGTGTCCTCCTCTTTCAGCGATAGGAGGACACACATTTATGCTACCTATTCAGATTTAATCCAAATAGGTCTCTTCATTGCAGCTCTTGTGAGTCTCATCTACGAGATCTTAACTCTGGCTTTCCCTTTGTGTTTCTAATATAACACATCCCGCCCGATGACGCAAGGGCAGACACGCAAAAGTAAAGCCGTCCGGCATTGGCGTACCGATCGGCTTTACATGGATGATTCTCTTCCCAGAATATACCGGAAAGATACAATTACATTAACCACCTGTATTCTATCATTTCCGGTACGTCCTGACAAGGGGCGTATTTTTTTTAACTGAAAATCATATAGATTCAGAACAGGAGATGAGATAATGACTGAGAATGAATTAAAAACAGCAGCTCTTTATATCCGGGTTTCCACTGATAAGCAGGAGGAGCTTTCCCCGGATTCTCAAAAGAGGCTGCTGCTGGAATATGCCAAAAGTCACAATATGATTGTGCCACCAGAATTTATTTATATTGAAAACGGGATCTCCGGCCGCCGCGCAGATAAGCGGCCCAGATTCCAGCAGATGATCTCCGCTGCAAAATCAGATACACATCCTTTTGATGTGATCCTGCTGTGGAAATTTTCTCGTTTTGCCCGCAACCAGGAGGAAAGCATCGTCTATAAGTCCATGCTGCGGAACAAATGCCATGTGGATGTAGTGAGCATATCAGAACCGTTGATCGAGGGGCCTTTCGGCGGCCTGATCGAGCGGATCATTGAGTGGATGGATGAATTTTATTCGATCCGGCTTTCTGGGGACGTCACCCGCGGAATGACTGAAAATGCCCTGCGGGGTGCATACCAGTGTCGGCCACCGCTGGGATACCGCATCCCATACCACAAAGCTACTCCCGAAATTGTTCCCGAAGAGGCTGAGATCGTGCGGCTGATCTTCCATAAGTACGCAGATGAGCAGATGAGCATTTTCGCAATCACAAAATACCTAAACCATCAGGGTATGAAAACTGGCCGTGGAAAGCCATTCGAAAAGCGCAGCGTAGAATATATCCTGCAAAATCCGGCCTATGCTGGCGATATTCGGTGGAACCGGTGCAATAACGCTACCAAAGAAATACGCGATCCGTCCGAATGGATCACGCGTTCCGGGCATCATCCGGCTATCATCAGCAAGGAGTTATTTGAAAGGGCACAGACACGCCGGCAAAGCGAATATACCCCACGAAACGCCAAGCCCAGCGAAGTTACGCGCCATTGGCTGGCTGGTCTGGTCAAATGCCCTTCCTGCGGCCGTTCCCTTTCTTCCTGTGTTATGCACCGCAAAAGCCTGCCTGATACCTTTTCATTTCAGTGCGGAGGATATCTTAAGGGGAAATGCGCTCACAACTGCTATGTCCGGGAGGAGTCTATCGCTCCCGCTGTGCTGAATGCATTGGAAGGAGTGCTTTTGTGCGGAACCGTCAAATATACATTAAGGCAGCCTGATGCCTCTGCCGCTCAGTCCGAAGATGAGATACTGGCGCTTAAGCGCCGGCTGGACAGAGTAGACCAGAAGGAACTTCGGGCCAGAGAGGCATATATGGACGGAATCGACACAAAAGAGGATTACAGGAAAAACAGGGAACTGCTGAATAAAGAACGGCAGGAACTGTCAGAAATGCTCTCCCGCCTGGAGGCTGAGCCTCAGAAAGAATATAACGACGCCCTGATGTTGAGTCGGATATCTGATGTCCTGGACGTCCTGCGTTCCGAGCATCTGGGTATTGCTGAAAAAAACGCGTCTCTTAAAAGCATTGTTGACAAAATCATATATACCAAAGACGGGAATCATATTGATATGTATTACTATCTAGCAAAAGCCCCGGAAAACCAGATAAAATAAGGCTTTCCGGGGTCTCCCCTTGGCTTATATCCTCTTTCGGTATGGTCAACCTTACCGAAAGTGAGTATTGATATGGTAGAATCTCCTCAAAATCCACTCTGCCCCAGACTCCGCTGGTGTCGGTTACATAGAAATCGCACTCCAATAGGTAGCTTGATCAATAATTTTTTGCTGCGTTTTCCATATAGCATTTAAAGAGAAAATTTTTAGAACGAATTTCTACTTCTGAATTGTATTTATAAGCATGAACCATCGTGGGGTGGGAGAACTCCTAAAACATTTATGGTATGATCAAATAAAAAGGAGGAATTTAACATGGATATTGAAGAAAAAATCACTACGCTACTTTCATATTCAAAGCGTCCTTTATGCCTTCAGGAAATTTCACAAATCATAGGAGAAAGTGATCTATCTACACTACAATGCCTGCACCAAAACAAAAAATTTAAAGTCAATGCTTGCCCTATTTTATTATCCCTATCAATTTATGAAAGTTCTACATACTATTCTTTAAGATAGTTTATTATTAAATAGGAGCAGTATTCACAGACTGCTCCTATCGTATTATCTTGCAGGATGCTACTGTATCAGCCCCGGCCACCGCAGCGCCCCGGCCTGATCCGGCGTCAGTCTAACAGAATAAATCGACATCTGGATTCAAAGAATAACAATACATTCTTCCTTCTGTGGCGGAAGTTCCCATAGTACCTTAACCCGCCAACATCTTCACCGAGTTCTCCTGGATGAATCCCTTGATCTGGTCATATCCCCAACCGCAGCTTATAAGGCTACTCACCAGCATTTCCATAGATTCAATTTGTTTCAGTTCATCCGCCGTCACATATTCCCGAATACTCTCCTTCCCCTTCACCCCATACTGCTCCTGTAGTTCCTTCATGGTCTTTCCGAAGATGGTCTTGTAGATAAGCTTGGTGTAATTGGGATACATGAATTTCTTATGAGGAC